TATTTCATTAAAATACCCCCAATACTGGGTGTCCAGTATTGGGGGTACATATCATTTATAGGGCAGCTTTTTTGCTGTGTATCTGCGGATTTGCTGTATGATTTTATGCAGTCTGTGAGTTTATTTTGAGTTTAAAAAAATGAGTCTTATGAAGAAAAAGAGAGTTTTTTTGGGAAGTGTAATATATAAAGCGGCATGGGAGGCTTGCCTCATAAGCATAATATTTATCGACAGCTAGAAGGATTTTTGGTATAAAAAAAGAACAAAATCCGCAATCCCTTGTGAAGTGGGGGTTGCGGAATGGAATTAGACGATTTGAGTTTATTTTGAGTTTATGTTTTTGCCGTCGACATCTATTGCATCAGAGCCGTTCGTGCTCAGTGCAAGTTTGTTCAGAATACTGCTTGCTTCTCGGTCAGCACCCGGCAACATGTGAGCGTATACTTGCAACGTGACTTTTGAGTTTTTATGTCCCAGTCTTTGAGCTACCATTGCAATGTCACCTGTGAGCTTCAGCAGTATTGAAGCGCTGGAGTGACGCAGACCATGTGGAGTCATATGTGGTAGGTTATTCTTCTTTGCATGATACTCTAACAGGTTTGCAAAGTTTTTCCTGCCGACGTTGAACAGCAGTGTATCTGCTTTGCAGTCATAGATGTGTGATACGTAGTTCATCAGCTGGTCAAACACGAATTGAGGAACAGATATAGTGCGTTCTGATGATGGTGTTTTTGGCGGTAGCAGAACTTTTTGGCTTTCTACCCATGCTAGCGTATGGTGTACAGATATGGTACAGTCATCATTGACATCTGCCGGAGTCAATGCCAAAACTTCTCCTATACGCATACCGCAGAAAAACATTAGGTTAAATGCGAGCCTGTGCTGTTCCTTTTTTAGGCTGTTGTAGAATATGTTGTACTGTTCCAATGTCCAGACAGCTATGTTCTTCTTTTGAGATACAGGAAGTCTTTCGGCATCACGTATCGGATTGGCTGACAAGAGTTTTCGCCTTGTAGCATAGTTGAGCATAGAGCATAGCTGGGTTTTGGCTGTGGATATACTGCTTGTCTTTAAGGGACGCTGAGTGTGGTCGCTTGTATAACTCATGAGGGATATAAGCCATTGATTGATTGCTTCGGTGCTGATGTCCTTAACCTGTAAATCCTCGGGGAAGTATGGAACGATGTACAAGCGTATAAGAGCTTCGTAGCGGTCATATGTTGTTGGTTTTAGTGTGCCTAGTTTCACACGTTGCTTCAAATGAGATGTATACATGTTGACTAGCATTCCAACAGTAATATCGTTCTCGGTTGGGTTCCATCTGCAGGACATCTCGTATTGTTCAGCATCACGCTTGCGCTTGAACCCACGCTTTGTAGTGTGTTTGCGTTTTCCATTCCAGTCAGTATAATAGAACTGGCAGCACCATGTATTTGTTTTTTCATCTTTAAATGTAGACATAATGGCTCTCCATTAAAAAATAGCGTCCCTGTGATAGGGGACGCTTTTGTTGTTTTAGATACCTTTTTGAACGGCAACTTCTTTTGCTATTTTATCGACTTCTTCACCCATGCTGCCTTCAATAATGCGGTCAAAGGCGGTTTTGCCGTACTTTTGGATAACATTGCCTGCATCGTTGAAATAAAGGCTCTCAGTGAGTCTGTAGTTACGGCCATCAATGTTGTTAACAGTGTTGAATTTCATCAGCACAGACTTAACGTGGTATTTTGCGTACATATCGCTGTTAGGCTTGTAGATGACTTTGACTGTGTACATCAATCCGTTTTTGTCAGCTGGTACGGTCAAGTCTGGTACATTAAGGCGTGCTACACTGTCAGTATCAACATATACTGCACGGTCACTGATTTCATAAGACTTTTGCCAGCTCTCAGCAAATGCGGTGGTAGAGAATACCAACATCAAGAGAGAGAATACGATAAGGAACAACTTTTTCATAATGCACCTCCGAATTATTCAATATATTGTTTTGCAGCTTGCTTGATAACGTCTGCATGGTCATAGATTGATTCAACAGTTGGCAGGGGGTATTTAAGCCCTGTGCCGATATAGTGTCTGCGTGCGCCTGGTCCTTTAATGTGTACAACCATGTACATATTTGATTCATCAAGAGCTAATCTGCATATCCAATGAGTTTTGACTTTTCCGCATAAGATAGTCAAGTAATATTGAGTGTTTTCATGGTTGATGACTTCGACAGGCAACATATCACCAACGATGCTTTTCACTATTTCAAGCGCGCGTGCTTTCTTGATGTCGCTTATAGGTTGCATCCCTTTGTAACGTGCGGCTGCTGCTGGAGTCTGTGCAGGTTTGCTCTCGGGTACAGTCAGAAGTTTTGAGTAGATAACATCGTTGACAATCTGCTTCAGTACAGAGTCTATTTCTGGGCGTATGCGGTCGATGAACTGCGAATCATACTGCTTGCCGTGGTCAACAGTTTCAAGCAGAAAACGTATAAAATCATCATCTGCAAAATCGAACTGCGTCATCAGATAGTTGCGTACCAAAGTCTTGTATTTCAGTTTTTGTGCAGTAGTATTATCAAATTCCAACTTCTGGAATTTAGATAATGTGGAAATATCGGATTCGCTGAAATCAGCAAGATTCATAACGAAAAACGGCTTAGTATCCATACTGCCGGGCATATCAGTGTCAGCGTAGTATCTGTATTCGATGCCGTTGGTGATTATGGCAGTTTTAGGGCTATATGCAGTGAAAAGCTCAGAGAGCTGTTCTGTGTCCATATTGCTGGCGCAGGGAATTACTATAATGATAGCGGTGGTGATACCACCAGTGATAATAGCATAATCACATTTGGCGTTAGCATTGCCGTAGCCGGAGATAAATTCTTTCGGATTGAAAATGTCATAGCCTAGCGACTGAAAGTATGGCAGTACAAGAGATGTTTTTGCAACGTCTGCTGAATAGTTGTCGCTTTGTATAGTGATTGCTTTTTTTGCTAATTCTTTGATGTTGTCAGCAAAACTCATTGTTTTCCCTCCTCTATATAAAAACGAGCGGGCAGGATGTTCTACCCGCCCTTTTTGGCGTTTATTTCTTGTTTGTTTTCTTGGATTCAATCAGTTGTAAAGCAATTTTGATGCATAACAAAGTGTAGTACATTTGCTGTGCGTCTAAATGCTGCAGCTGGTCTTTTCTTTTTTTAAAGACATTTTACAACTAACCTCCTTCCTCTTTATTTGCAAGGGCATAATGCCTTACATCGGAAGTGATTAGCTTTTGGCTTGCAGAAAGCCTTTTATAACAGCTTCGATAGCAGCTTTTTGAGTATCATCGAGCTTTTGAAACTCTTTTAATACATACATTGTCTGTTCATCTAATGATTTTAAACTAAGCTCTTTTTTTAGTGCGTCTGCATCAATACCTAGTGACTGAGCTTGACGTTCAGCAATCGACAGTGATGTATCACCATCGTAAAAATACGACACAGGCACATTGAAATAATCAGCTATTTTTTGCAGTTTTTCAAGTTTCGGCTGACTTTTTCCTTGTTTCCAATCGGTGAAAGTCGAAGCGTTGACGTGGGCGGCTTTGGCAACAGTATTAGCTGTGATTCCATGAACAGCTAACAACTGGGCAAATTTCTCATACATAACAATCATCCTAAATTTCAAAAAAATAATTCTAAAAACCGAAAAAACATATTGACTGTTTCTGAATATAGAATTATAATAAGGGTGTAAGAGATTTCTAAAAACAGAAATACCGAAATTCTTGTTTTAGAAGTTCTCTGCAATAAAATAAACATTGTTTTTAAACATATTACAAGCAAAGTATATCAGAAAACAGAAAACAGTGCAAGCTGATTAAGGAAAAGGGAGGCACAACGATGTACGAACGCTATGAAAGACTTGCAAAAGAAAAAGGCGTAACTAATTTTCAAGTTGCAAAGGCTGTGGGTATCACCCAATCCACGTTTAGCGAATGGAAACATGGTAAATATCAGCCCAAATTGCCAAAACTTAAAAAGTTGGCGGCATATTTTGGTGTACCGATTACCTATTTTACCGACGCTGCATAATGGGAGTGATAGGAATGTATGATGTGTTTTTAGACTTGCTGGACGAAAAAGGATTGAAAGTGTGTGACGTTGCAAAGGCTACAGGTATTAGCCATCCGACGTTTACTCATTGGAAACAAGGTGCGACGCCACATTTTAAATCAATGGTTAAGATTGCCAGATTTTTAGGCGTGAGCTTAGATGTTTTTGCAGAGGAGGCACTCAAATGTTAGACAGAATTATTCGTAGACTGCTTATGTTGGCTGTGGCTGGTATTATTGCGAATACTGCATATGATTTTGTGTGCGATTTATTCAAGCCAGAAGTAGAGTGCAGTATCAATTATACTGTGCAGGTTGGAGATTCTGTGTGGGGCATTGCCAACAAACATTATCCGGCACAGACAAGATTGTCTTTTGGTGATTTTTGGTGTGTGGTTGAGGATTCAATCAAGGCTCAGAACAACGGCAGTACCATTATTCAGCCGGGGCAAAAATATGTAATCACGTGGAAAGATAAGATTTGACCTTGATTATATTTTAGCATTAATGAGGTGAACGGAGATGCAAGTAAGTGCTGAAAATTGCTATAGACGTGCAAGGATGTTGTCTGGACTTAAACAGGTAGAAGCTGCTGACGCTTTGGCAGTCGGTATGCGGACGTTGAGCGACTATGAAAACGGAATCTCAGGCGTGCCAGATGATGTAGCGTTGGCTATGTCAAGAGTATATAACCGCCCTGAGCTGAGAGTGGAACATCTGCGTAACAATCCTGTATTCATGGATTTGATGGGTGACGTTGACGTTAAGAATGATATGTCAAGTCAAGTGTTAAAGATGTATAAGGAAGTTAACGATGTAGTGAAGTGTTTTCCGCAGGTGGTTGACGATACGATTACCAAGAAGTCACTGAGTCGTCAAATGTTTGATGAATGCAAAGAAGCCTGTCAAGCGTTGATGTCGCTTTTGGCAGGCACAAAAAAAGGAACCGCCGATAACAGCTCGACGGTTCAGAAGAGAGTGTGATGAATTATGAATAATGAAAAAGTGTTCTTCACGTGGCGTGACATAAGCGAATTGACTGGAGTAGGGAAAACCAAGTCATATGAGCTTATCGCCAAAATGAATAAGGAATTGGAATCTCAAGGGTACATAGTCGCCAAAGCAGGCATAGTGCCGAAAAGCTACGCTCAGAAGCGACTAGGACTCTTGATGGAATAAGTATATCACAGTCAACTAAATTTGTCCACAAAAAGCTCACAAAACATAATATAAATAACGCTGACAATATAATAAACGTACGGTAAAATATAAGTGTAGGGAAGAGAGATAAAGAAACAAAGTGAGTTAATGAAAGGATGATATATGATGATTAATGACTGGTATGCTCCTAATCCTGAGTGGGTGTATGACGCTCCTGCTAAAGAATACATTGATTTGTTTGGCGATGCGTTTACTGACGTTGATGATGTTTATGTTAATGCAGAGGAAGGCATTGTTGTTACAAGCGAAAATGCCAAAAAGTTGGCAAAAGATTACAAAACACCTTTTGACAAAATCGCTGTTGATGACTTGGAAGATGATTATTATGGTGAAATCGTAAAACAGGGTGAGCGTTACACCGATGTTGGCGGTTACAAATTTAAAATCAAAGCAGATACGACGATTGCAGAAGCGTTAAAGTTAGAGCCTATTGTCTTTGAATACGGTGACAATAAAGCAATCGTTGAAGAAATTTGTGCTTAAGGGGGGCATGAGGAATGTGTAAAGAAATTCCGCTGTTAAGAGCGTGTGATGTTGAGTTGCGAGCCGCACAAACACGAAAGAATTCATATGGCGCATACATTACACTGCTTGTTTATAAGGACGCACGTGTTGATATGCGTATTTTAGATAAAGTTTTTGGCCCGCTGAATTGGCAACGTCATCATAAGCAAATTGACGGAAATTTATATTGTGCAATCTCAGTTTGGGATGCTGAGAAAGGATGTTGGATTGAAAAAGAGGATGTCGGAACAGAGAGTAATACAGAAAAAGTAAAAGGTGAAGCGAGTGACTCGTTTAAACGTGCCGGGTTCTGTTGGGGAATCGGTCGAGAGTTGTACGATGCTCCTAACATCAGTTTTAAGCTGATGGACGATGAATACACGGAGAAGCAAGGCAAAATCGCTTGCTATGCAAAATTCCGTGTAGCAGAAATGGAGTATGACAGAGAACGTGGAGAATTTATCAAATTTACAGTTGTCGACAAGAACGGCAATGTGCGTTTCAAATTAAATAATGCCTCACACGCACAAAAACAAGGCACAGAGCAGAGAAACACTGCCGCGAATACAAACAGTCACGCAGGACAGCAGAACACGGCACAGACGAAATCAGAGCCTGCAGAGTACGTCAGAGCGTACCAAGGTAAAGACTGCGTGTACGTCATGAATCAATGGCTGTATTTGGACAGCATCAACAACGGAGCTGTGCTTGCGATTATTGCAACGGACGCTGAGGGAAAATACAGTGCAGTCAAAGAAAAGGCAGCAAATATGCTGGCCAAGCTCAAAGGTGCTGCATGATGTTTGCAAAGAATAAGCAGGTCCGGCTCAAAGGACAGGCGTTAAATAAGCTGGTTGCGGCTGTGTATGACCGCGACCAGCACAAATGTGCCGTATGTGGGCGATGGGTGGAAGAGGGGCATAAACCTCACCATGAGCCGCCGGGATATGGCAGAAAATCAGATGAATTGCGGAAAATGGTGCTTTTGTGTGATGAATGTCATTATGAACGGCATCATGGCAAAGAATCAGACAAGGTGAAAGACAAGATAGAGCGTTATCTTGCATGGATGGGAGAAGAGCTGCCATGAGAATTGTTGGTGATACAAATAATGTCAAATATCATAATGGCAATTTGATAATCAGTTGCGGAGCGTGGCACGAAGATGACATACAAAAGATTATGAAGTATATGTCGACAGGCAAAAAGATAAGCATTGACATAAAGCGTGAAAGACGCTCAGTTGATGCCAACGCTTATATGTGGGTGCTGCTGGACAAATTAGCAAACAAATTGTCCAATGATGGCATTGTATATACGGCAGAAGCGTTATATAAGCACGCTATACATATGACAGGTCGCCCAACTTATTTGCCCATCAGAAAAGATGCTGTTGAAGCGTTCAGAAGACAGTGGCGTATGGACCGAGTGGGGCGTATAGCTGAAGTAATGGGCGAGTCAAAACTGCCGGGCTATGTTGTTGTAGCGGCGTATCAGGGCAGCAGTGAATATGACAGCAAAGAGATGTCACGGCTGATTGATTTTATTGTTGAGGAATGTAAGGAACAGGGGATTGAAACGCAGTCCCCTGAGTATATTAAAAGGTTATTGAAAGAATGGGGAGGAAGTAAAAATGTTTGATGCAAACGAAGTATTGGATGTCTTAAAGCCTGAAGATGCAGAACAGGCAACATGGGCGATTGACAGCATGGAAAAAGCAGATTGGGCGTTAGGCAAGATTGCAGCAGCGCGCCAAAAAATGCAGGAAAATGCAGATTATGTGCAATCGCAGGTAGAAAAACTGCAGATTTGGCTTGAAAAAATGAATAAAGAACAACAAAACAGCATTGATTTCTTTGAACTGAAGCTTGCACCGTATCTTGAAAGTGAGATTGCTGGTAGCAAGAAAAAATCTGTAACACTGCCTAACGGCGTTGTAGGTTACAGAAAAAAGACTAATACCATTAAGAACGATGCTGAAATCTTTGATTTTGTAAAAAGCAATTATGGTGAATATATCAAGGTTGAAGAAAAAGTGGATTTGGCAAGCTTTAAAAAGGCCTGCAAAGTGGCTGATGGCAAGCTGATTACCGAAGATGGCGAGGTTGTACCCGGTTATACGGTTGAGGAAAGTCAAGTTTTGTACACGAAATGAGGTTGGCAATGAAGCGCGAAAAAATTGCTGTGCTGAGAGAAGGCTTGCTGGCGTTGACTGGTAATGTCAACGCCGCTATTATCTTAAACCAATTTATATATTGGGCTGAATGTAAAGCAGAATCTGATGCAATGTATGCAAAAGAGATAGAAGCGTATGAACGTGAATATGGCGATGTAGATTTCAAGCCTACGTTTGGATGGATTTACAAGAGTTCCGTTGAACTGGCAGAAGAAACCATGTTAGGGTTATCCCCTGCCAGCATGAGGAAATTTATCAAGCAGCTTGTAGATAGTGGGTTCTTGCAGGAACGCAGAAATCCTAAATTCAAATGGGACAGAACGATGCAGTACAACGTCAATTTGAAACTCATACAACAGGAACTGCAAAAGCTAGGCTTTGCACTTAGCGGATATAAATTTAACACTGATGACACAGCAAAAGTAGATGATAACAGCAACATGGAAGATGAAAAAAATGAAAATCCATTTTTAAAAATTAAAAATCAAAACTCAGAATCTAAAAATCAAAACACGAAAAACTCAAAAGCAATACCAAAGATTACTACAAAGATTACTAAAGAAGATAAAGAGAGAGAGTATAGAGAGCGCACACAAAAAAATGAAACACACTCACTCTCTCAGAATTATATAGATTTCTTTAAACCTAATCAGTTGACACAAGAGCAGATGACTGAGCAGGAAGAATACTTTGCTAGATTTTGGAACGCATATCCTAGAAAGTCAAACAAACTGAAGACTAGGATTGAATGGAACAACATACAGTGTGATGTTGAGCTGTACGAGAAGATATTGAGGTCAGTAGAATTGTACAAACAGTCACAGCAATGGAGAGATGCTAACTATATCCCATATCCAGAGAATTATCTGAGGAACGAGAAATGGGAAGACGATATACCAATCACAGTTGAGAGTGAAGAGATGCCGTTTTAGGGGGAATGAGCCGTGAAAAGAGAAGATGTATTAGATTTGTTTGCGAAACTGCGTAGCGCCGGACTTTATCCACCCATCGGAAACAAAGCCAAGCAAGCAAACAACATGGTTGAGGAGTTCTTGCAACAGTATCAGAGTGTAACCGCTGAAGAATTGCGGATGCTTACACCGAAGTTGCTCAAAATGCCACACTGGCCACGTTACTTTGATGTTGACGAAGAGCTGAAAGAAATCCGCAGACTCAATACAACGGTGACAGTGAAACAGAAGCAGAATACAGGGTTGGGACGGCTTGCGTTGGGGCGTGAGCTGAATCCGGGCGAGAACTGGACGATGGTGTTGGCTGAGAAGTGCGCACGTCACACGTTCCCTGATGCTTCTGAATCGTTCATAGAGATGAATAAGCTGGAGCTTGCAATACAGGCTAAATTTGACTATGTATGTGCTGTTTGTCGAGGTAAGAATCTGAAAGACTGCCCGACAGGTGGGCATATGCCGTTTTTGAAAGTAGAGCCGAAAAGCGGACTTTGTATGCCGTGTGTAGATGCAGCGCAGTGTCAGAAGGTGCTGATTCCAATCCCACGTGATGACGATGAACGTAGAGAGTATCACGGCGGCAGTGGCTTTAAATCAGCCGGGCAGATAATCGCTAGGGCGTAAAAATTCATAGATTGTTAAAATTATCCACAAATTAGTTACAAAATAACGCTGACAAAATAAAAGTAAAGCGGTATAATATGAGTGTAAGAAAGAGAGGGGCGTGTGAAGAATGGATGAATTGAAAAAGATTGTCGATATGGTTGCGGACAAGAATTATATATGGGTGCTTATAACAACTTTAGGAAAAGAACCTTTAATTCATACCGCCCATAATGGGAAATGGCGTGTCTCTGAACTTAAAGGGGACTTGAAAACTATCGTTGATTACATGATTGAAAACCACATTGGTCAAATCGCCAATTACAGTCGTTACACGGCAGAATCGTGGAGAAACAGCTCTCTGGTTATGTTTGATGTTATGTTTGACGGTGACGAAAAGGAAGAAAAAGAAATCATAAAAAAAGTGATTTCGCTTTTTGGCGCAAAATACAACAAGACTGATGGAAAGTATGTGATGAATGAATGGGTTGATGGAATCCGCTACTATTCCGTGGTTAGTGGAAAATCGTATGAGGTGGCAGCATGAATTACAAGGATTTTTTAATTAGCAAGATAGCATTTGCGCCTGAAACTGGGTTTGAAATTGCCGATACAGATATAAATACTGTGCTGAAACCACATCAGCGTGATGCTGTGCGCTGGGCGGTTAAAGGTGGACGCAGAGCGTTGTTTGAAGCATTTGGCTTGGGAAAAACGTTACAAGAATTAGAGTTTTGCCGTATTGTAACAGAAAAACAAGGTGGAAAAGCACTTATAGTAATGCCGTTGGGCGTAAGGCAAGAATTTAGCAAAGATGCTGAAAGATTGCTGGGGTTGCCAAAACCGCAATATGTACGGAATATGGCGGAAGTAAGAGCAGCTGAAACAACTATCATGGTTACGAATTATGAACGTGTTCGTGATGGTGATATTGAACCAACGTATTTTACGGCTATTAGTTTAGACGAAGCAAGTTGTCTGCGAGATTTTGGCAGTAAAACTTATCAGACGTTTCTTGATAAGTTTAAGGGTGTGAAGTATAAACTTGTAGCAACAGCGACACCTTCGCCTAACAAATACAAAGAGCTAATACATTATGCGGCGTTTTTGGAAGTCATGGACAGTGGGCAGGCGTTAACAAGATGGTTTAAACGTGATAGCACTAAAGCTAATAATCTGACATTGTATCCGGGCAAAGAAAAGAAATTTTGGCTGTGGTTAAGCAGCTGGGCATTGATGTTAACAAAGCCTAGCGACCTTGGATATGATGATACAGGATATGCGCTACCCCCGATGGAAATTAACTACCATCGCTTATGCATGACACACAAAGACGTGGAAACGGAAAAAGACGGACAGGTGAAGTTGCTGAGTGATGCAGCGGTTGGCTTGAAAGATGCGGCTAAAATTAAGCGTGAAAGTATTGATGTGAGAGTTCAGAGGATGCGAGAGATTGTTGAAGCCAATCCAAATGACAGTTTTATTTTGTGGCACGATTTAGAATCTGAGCGTCATGCAATCAAAAAAGCGTTACCTGAAGCTGTTGAGGTATATGGAAGTCAAGACTATGATTTAAGAGAAAAACGTGTTATTGGCTTTGCTGATGGTGAATTTAGGCTTTTGGCAACCAAGAAATCTCTTAATGGACAGGGATGCAAATTCCAACATCATTGTCACAGAGCAATTTTTTTAGGTATTGATTATGAATTTAACGATTTTATACAGGCTATACATCGTATTTATCGTTTTATGCAGACGGAAAAAGTCATTATAGATATTATCTACGTCGAAGAAGAAGAAGAGATTTTAAGGCAGCTTATGAAGAAATGGGAGCAACATAAATACTTGACTGAACAGATGACGAAGATAATTAAAAAATATGGCTTGTCAAGTACAGATTTAATTGGAAAGTTGGCAAGGACGATGGGAGTGGAGAGAGTGCAGGTAGAAGGCAAATATTACAAAGCTATTAACAATGACTGTATTTTGGAAACTGAGCAAATGCCTGACAATAGTGTTGATTTGATTGTAACGTCGATTCCGTTTAGCAATCATTACGAATACACTATGACCTACAATGATTTTGGGCATAATGCTACAACGCAGAAGTTTTTTGAGCAGATGAACTTTTTGACACCTAATCTGCTTAGAATCTTGAAGCCTGGCCGTGTGTTTGCGTGTCATGTAAAAGATAGAGTATTGTTTGGCAATGCAACAGGCACAGGAATGCCAACGATGGAACCGTTTCATGCTATGTGTATCAAACATTATATGGAACATGGTTTTCAATACTTTGGCATGATTACTGTTGTAACTGATGTAGTAAGAGAGAATAACCAAACATATCGCTTAGGTTGGACTGAACAATGCAAAGATGGCACTAAAATGGGGGTAGGATGTCCTGAATATATATTGTTGTTCCGAAAACTACCTACTGATACAAGTAAGGCTTATGCCGATGTACCAGTAAGCAAAACCAAAGATGACTATACAAGAGCACAATGGCAGATTGATGCACATGGTTTTTGGCGTAGTAGCGGTGACAGACTTGTCAGCAAAGATGAATTGAAGTCAATTCCAGTTGAGAACTTGCAAGCTGTGTATCGCAAATTTAGTCGCACATCTGTGTATGATTATAATGAACACGTAAAGCTTGCTAAAGAACTTGATAAAAACGGCAAATTGCCTGCAAGTTTTATGGTAGTCGCGCCGGGCAGTTGGAACGATGAAGTATGGGATGACATTGTACGTATGCGAACTCTTAATACAGAACAGAGCAGACGGCGTGTACAACTTCACGTCTGCCCCCTGCAGTTAGATTTGATAGAAAGACTTGTAAATCGTTATTCTAATGAGGGTGATACTGTTTTAGACCCGTTCGGTGGGCTGATGTCAGTACCTTATGTAGCTGTTAAGAACGGTAGATGTGGTATTGGAATTGAATTGTCAAATGATTATTTTAGAGATGGTGTTGGTTATTTAAGGGATGCGGAGCTGAAACGAGAAGAACCGACATTGTTTGATTTGATTGGAGCATAAAAATGAATCTTATAGTATTAACAGGCAGATTGACAAAAGAACCGGAAGTAAGATATACGCAGTCTGGCAAGACAGTATGCAGTTTTTCTATTGCGGTAGACAGACCGTTTTCTGGACAAGATGGCAAGCGTGAAGCAGATTTCTTTAACTGTATGCTGTGGGGCAAGCAAGGTGAAACATTTGGTAATACAGTACACAAAGGCCACAAAATCCTTGTAGAGGGCAGAGTGCAGATTAGCAGCTATCAAGCCAAAGACGGCAGTAAACGCCAGTCTACAGATGTTGTGTGCAACAGATTTGAGTATCTGGAACGCAAGGAAAGCCAACAGCAAGCACAGTCACTGCCAAAAGTAAATTTCGGTGACATGGGACAGATGATGGACGAAGAAATCCCGTTCTGATATGAAGATTCCGCTGACGTATAAAAATGTTATACAAGGCAAGAAAAACAAAGCCGCTGGCAAGATGTTTGAAAATCTCATAAGTCAGACCTGTGCATGGTATTTGCAACAGGGAATGGCAAAGATTGAGAAGCAGGCAGAGCCGATGCGACCGCTCAGAGCGTTGTCTAATGGTCAGTTTATAGCGTGCTATGAAAGCAAAGCTGGAGTTGATTACAAGGGAACGCTCAAAGGCGGCAGGGCGGTAGTTTTTGAAGCCAAACATACGGAAACAGACGTGTTCAGGCGTGAAGTAGTCAAGGAATGGCAGTTGGAGTATCTGGTAGAGCATAAGAATCTTGGTGCAGAATGTTTTGTACTGCTGTCATATGGCTTACACAGCTTTTACAGAATACCTGTTGTTGATTGGTACTTTATGAAAGAGAAATTTGGCAGAGTATCGCTGAGAGAAGAACATGTCAAGGACTATAAACTGCGATTTGATGGCAGACACATTTTATTTTTGGAAGGGCTGCTGAATGGATAGAATATATGGGATGGTTTGGAAGAAAACCGAAGATAAAGGCATGCGATTGGTATGCAAATCGTGTGGAGAGTATGCTGGGCTGATATGCATGTTTACCGCCAGCAGTAAAGAGTGGACACGGCATTATTGCAGATGTAAAGGCTGCGGACGATACATAAGCGTTACACGTAGAAACGAGGTGTGCGAAGATGAAGAAGCTGGCGAGGAAAGGCTTGTGGTGGACTGACGAAGAAGTAGAAATACTGTCCGAAAAATGGGGAAAACGTTCAGCTAAAGATTTATCAAGACAGTTAGGACGTTCTGTTGGAGCTATTAAGCGCAAAGCAAAAGACATTGGAATGGGCTTTAGAGTACAGAATGCAGACGGAGTATCAATGAAGATGTTGCTGTCGCTTATTTGTGGGCATAACGCAAGCAGTAAGGACTATAAGAGGTTTAAGCAAGCAGGATTGCCGTATTTTACACTAAAGACTGAGCAAAGAAAGTTTTACATGGTCAATATTGATAAGTTCTGGAAATGGGCAGAAGAAAATCAAGATATGATTGATATTGCAAAAATTGAACCGTTGACGTTAGGCAAAGAACCTGAGTGGGTAAGTGTAATGCGCAGTCAACGCCGTACTGAAATAGCAAAAAAACGTTGGGAAGAATATGCTTAACGGAGGTTTACTGTGGAAGATTTGGCTGAATATATAGCTGTGACGTTGGTTTTTTTAGCGCGACTGGCGATATATGAGATGTGCATATTTGCTGTCTGCTGGGCGTTTGGCGTAGGTTTTGATGCAAAATATGCTGTAGGAATTATGGCGATTGAGATAATGGTTAAAACAATATTTTGAGGTGTTGAAAATGGGAAAGTTAGCAAGGAAGTTTAAAAGGTCCAACAGTCTGGAGATGCCTGTAACTAAAAGTGAATTTGATTTTATCTACTCAATGGTACATAACAAGATGGCTGCCCAAGTAGAGGAAAACGTAAAAACACGTATTGTCCCGGCGGTAAGAGCAGATTTGAGAAAAGAGGTTGCGGCAGAAGTCACAAATGATGTATATGCTCATTTTTTGGCGATTGCAAGCAACATTCTGATGAATGATTATGGCAAGATGAAGTCTAAAGACACTAGGCTGAAAGTATTCTACGATAAATTACAGGAATACTCAGGTGAAATTGAAAATCCGTCTGAACAGCAACTTGAAGCAGAAAAAGCACTTGCTGAACAGGTTGATGGCATAGAGATAAAGAGATAGTAACCGTAAGGTTCTATATAGCTGTTGCATAAAAAATAATTTTTTGTTTGAGGAATTTATTACATACACCTTATTTGTCAAATGAAAACGCAACGGCAAACGCATGGCAAGGCTTGCAGTTAAAATTGAATATTGCTGTGTAAGAGTTGGTTAAATTGAGAAGTTCTGCAAGCCTGTGTCAAGCGTTACGAGGAAATAGTCATGGAAGAAAACAAGAAAAAGAAGAAAAATGTATGGCGTGATTCTGAAGAAGATACGCAGGAAACTGAAAAAGTTGAGAAAAACGTGACAAGAGAAGGCTAAAATACGTGGAAAAACGTGACAAGCTCATGAAATATGCAGTTAGTGCAGAAAACATCCACATGAAATATGCAGAAAGGGGTGGAGCTATTGAAAATTGCAGACAAAGGCAGTGTGTGTGCGGTGGTATATGACCATAGCAAAAATGCATTGCTGATGGGAACAAGTGGAAACTCTAAAAAGTGGCAGTTTGCTGTCGGTGATGATGAATGCAGTGCGCCAGAAGTATTGTCTGAGCAGTTTGGTATAGAATTTGATTTTGTGACTGATGATACATACAGTGATACAAGCGATTGCGTACATTGTTCCGATTATGGAAACATCATTATTCCTGTGAAAAAACAAATTAATCAAGGGAGATTGCATATCACTCGTGAGATGTATTGTAATACAAGGGTATATGTGTATGAGTACAACAAAAACGCAGTTGGTAAGATTATCAGAGGTTTTAAGAGTGCAGGCATTGGTAAGGTACGCTGGGTAAAAATGAAAGATATGTTCAAAACTGAGATGATGCCTGCTACGCTTGCAATTTACAACTGCTTTATTAATCACAGGGGCAGAGAACATGAACAAGTGTCATAGATGCATACATTGTCAATGGGATGATGATACAGAGATATGGTGCGACATCTACGAGAAAACGCACGTAGAGCCGACAATGGAAACACCATCATGCAAGATGTTTGAACCGCAGATACCGCATACGTGTGGAGAATGCTGTTATAACATAAAAGCTGAAAATGACGGAGATTTAGATTTCTGTGCGGCACATGATTTGTATGATTTCACGCAGGATGACCGCAAAGCGTGTGCTGATTTTGAAGAAAAAGGGGTGCAATAATGCTCATCAAGGAAAATGGCGAATTTGTTGTAGTGAAGAAAAACGGCAAACGTACAAGACTTGTGAAGTTGAAAGGTACTTATGTGCCGATGTTTAACGGAGGTTGCAAGAAATGCCAAAAGCAGAACTGATTTCTATTACACCGGACTACATGGAGCTTTTAAAGACTGCTTGCAGTCAGCCGTATGGCAAGGATGTTACCGACAAATCCGTCAAGAAAATCATTGAAAGTGGACACCTGAGCGTGCTGGAGCACTGCTATGCAAGCTTCTTGGTAAAGTGTAGCGTAAGAGTGTTAGGACAGCTAACGCGCCATAGACACCTTAGCTTTACAGTAAAAAGCGCAAGGGGAAGTCAGTTTAATAAAGTGGTTGTTCCAAAAGGCATATATGAATTTGCTGATAAGATTAACATTGGTGTAGAAGATTTGGAGGCGTCATGGAATTCAGTAATAGATTCATATCATGATTCTATTGCATATGGTCTTGCAGAACAAGATGCTGCCTATTTTTTACCTCAAGGCGTTGAAACAAGCATGGTTGTAACTGGCAACTTCAGAGCATGGTATGAGTATCTGCCTAAAAGATTGTGCAGACGTGCTATGCCGGAGCATAGAGAACTTGCAGAACTTATCCATCAAGAGCTTGCAAAAGTAGCACCAGAGATTTTCAACAGAACATTTTTGAATTGCAGCAACTGCATTGAAAGCTCATGCGATTTTAAGTAAGGGAGTATAGGCAATGACTGAACATGAAGACTTAATGACAAATATTGGCAATAATATTGCACGTATGAGAAAAAAGCGTGAAGTAAGTCAAAAAGATTTGGCGAAGGCTGCTGGAGTAAGCCAAACACATTTAAGCAGCGTGGAGAATGGGAAAAACATCCTCGGGGTAGAAATTTTAATCAACATCTGCAAAGTGCTGAAATGTTCGTTGGACGAATGTGTCTTTGGTAAACAGAGAAAAGAATCAGTCAGATTTGAGCCAGTCAAAGATGCACCTGCAGATACAAAGATGCCACAACGTAGCACTAAATATTCGGCAGGATATGACTTTTACGCACCTTGCGATATTGTGATTCCTGCACATGGCGTAAGCGGTCTGATTCCGATGAACGTCAAGGCGATTATGCCAGGCAACATGTATATGCAAGCTATTATTCGTAGCGGTTTGTCAATGAAACACAATATCATGCTTGAAGCGTCTGGTGTTGTTGATGCTGACTATGCAAACAATCCTGACAATGACGGCAATATTGGCATTAAACTGCGTAACGATAGTGATACTGAGTACATTATCAAAAAGGGAGAGCGCTGTATGCAAGGCGTATTCCTTAAATACTATACAACTGACAATGATGTAGCTGACGGAGTACGTGGAGGCGGTTACGGCAGTACTGGTAGGTGATTTTGTGAATAAGGTGAAATGTGCGTTGTGTGGGCGCAATGTCAAAGACGGTGAATGGAAAACAATTAATATTGATGGAGCAGAACAAAAAGTATGTATGAACAAGTACAGATGCGACCAAAGACGCAGGCAGAAAAAGTCTAAAGCAGTAAGATACGAAGTACCGCAAGAAGCAAAAGAGCTGGAGCAAACATGCGTGGCAGGTTCATATAAAGCCGTGGCTGAACCAAAAGATGTAAGCCTAAGCAATCATACCAGACAGTATTTGGAAGTGATAGCGGCAATCGTAGTGCTTGTAGCGTCGATGGTATTGTTCTGTATAGTATCTAGGGGGTAAGCTGATGTTAAATTCGCCGTGCATGGGATGCAGTTACAGAGTTGTTTTTTGCCATAATAAATGTAGAAGATACAAAGAGTGGAAAAAGCGACAATCTGAAATCATGGAGGAGAAGCGAATCTATAATATGCAGAATACGCCGTCAACAAACACGGCGAAACGCAGGATAAAGTGGGTGAAAGACCATGCAAACAGATGACGTTGATAAGCTGGTTTTCAGAGCTGCAAAGCACATAAGTAACTATTGTGCAGTACACTCTTGTCCGTCATGCAGGTTTTGGATGGAAGGATGGAACTGCATGTTTCATATAGGTCCTGCAAGATGGAGCGATATGCTGGAAGTACTGGAAAGGCGGAAGAAAAAGTGACATATTTTGACCCGGATGTATATAACAAGTACAATCTCAGTGATGATGACCGAGATGAAATTGAGCTTTACGGATGCATGATAGCAGATGCTATTGACGTAGTGAAAAGCGATATTGAAGATGAATTGGCGGATGCTGGAGATAATCCGATTGCAAAGGGTATAACTGCTTACAAATTGGAAACCGTGGAAGATATTCGCAGAATGATGGCGTTTTCGTTGCATGGAATGCTTGCTGACCGCATAGAATCGTATGACGATGACACATACGAGGGATTACAGGTTAGAGGCGACCATGAACGCAGAGTAAAGGGCGTTGAATATACAGATATGTTTGCTCCAGCGTTTGAGTTGTTAAAAAAGTGGGAGGATAGCTAATGGATAACGTAAATCATCCTAAACACTACACTCAGGGTAGAATTGAGTGTATTGACGCATTAGCGGCGGCAACAGTAGAGTTAAAAGGCATTGAAGCTGTGTGTACCGCCAACGCTATTAAATATTTATGGCGTTGGAAACAAAAAAACGGCGTGGAAGATTTAGAAAAGGCCCGCTGGTACATTGACAGACTGATTAAAGAACAAAAAGTACGTGAGGAATTGCCTATTCCGACATTTGAATGAGGTGAGAGAATGAAAATTAAGGATTGGATTAAGCAGACGTTTTGTACTCATAGTGTTGTCAAGACATCTGATAGCGAAATGGAACAGACAGGATGCCTTTTTAAATGCAGCAAATGTGGAAAATATCTGCCGTGGCACGTTCACGTAGAGATGTGGGACGATGTAAGGTTTTGGTTTGGCGTACTGTGTGGAATATTGGCTTTCAATATTATGCTCAACACGCTGCTTGTTGTTCTGAAAGAGGTGGGGAAAATTGGCTGATACAGCAAATAATAAAGAACCTTGTCGCTATTATGATAAAGAGCCGTGTTGTTATTACTACGATGACTCAAATCTGCAAAATGCGTTGGAATATTGGAAGAAAGTACTACATCTGCAGAACTGGTGCATTAAAGCCATTTTGACAGGTGAGAATCTCGAAGTAGACGGAAGAGCGGTTCACGGCAGAAATACTACGGAATATCTGAAGTGTGAATCTTTTATAGAGATAAGCACGGTAGAATATGATAATGAATACACTAAACACTGCGAAGAACTTACGTTGGTACATGAGCTGTTGCACTGTGCAATGCCGTTGTTCTGTAATGATGATGACAGTGCCACTATGCGTGATGCTTGGGTGGAGCTGCTAGAACATCAACGTATTGACATGCTGGCAAAATCGCTGATAATGGCTAAATATGGTGTTGGTATTGAGTGGTTTATGAAGTAACGCTTTGGGAGGAGTAGAACGAATGAACCGATTTGACATCATTCTGAGAGCTGGAGAGCTGTTGGAGGACCTTGTACCGGAACTTGATATTGATGAACGTGCAATCAAATATCTTAAAGAGTGTATGAGCCGATGTGCAGCGTTGGATGAAGCCCAGAAATTAAAAATGCCTGTTATCATGATAAAAGACATGGATACAGGTATTGTACGCGAGTATGGAACTGATATACATGACATTCTGACGATACGTGCATTTGACCATGTACCTTATCTTGCATATGAGAATCTGCAGAACGGATATGGAACAGGTGATTACCGAGATGGATACAGGTTTATTGCTGATACGTATGGATATATGGGCAACAAGCAGGTTATAGCTGTGAATGACGAAATATATCCGTCACAGAAGCCGTATTGCGCTGTTTGCGGTGAAGAAGAACATTTGCATAGCGTGACAGCGAGCAACAACTGGACACCGTGGTATTATTGTGATGCATGTTTTGAGAAAGTATCGACAGAAGATGTTGTACGTTATCCGAAAACTGCTGAGGAGAAAGCAATTAATTATATGGCAATGATTAAAGTATTGGAGGGAGATACCGATGACAAGTAAAGAAATCAATGAATTTGCAGAAAAGATGGTAGCCGAAAAAATTGAATTTTCTTTGTCTGCCGATGTGATTGAAGAGGGCGACGATGAAGAGCAAAACCATTATTGGTGTAACGGTGGGGAAAATTCAAGTTATATTATTGGCAGTGCTATTAACAATTCTGTGTTGCACATGCTGGACGGCGGCAATGATATTGATAGCATTAAAAAGTTTATCGAACTTATCGTTGACGATGCCTATAAAATTTACCAGATGAATCACAAAGAAAATCTTCTGAACTAATGGGGTGATACATGTGCGCAATATCAATAACTTAGGAGTTATCATGCAGCAGAGCAGAGAAGTAAAAGAATACTGCGACATGCTGTTGGAGCGCAACAGACGTACACGCCGTAGACGTATGTTAAAAATAAAAGCTAAGGAGAGAGCCAAAAATGATGCAAAAAACGGCTGAGATTTTATATAATGCATGGCGACAATATGCGGAATTCTACAGATATACAAGTTTGGGCGAAATAGTTACTAAACCTTGTAGTGGTTGCGGTAGCGACGTATACGTGAACTGCCGTAGATTTAACGGAATCCTGTACATTGGCAAAGAGTGTATTTGCAGTGATTGCAGACAGAAAGCAAACGAAAACATGCGATTAGCGGCGTTGTTAAGCTAAAAAAAGAGGGCCTGCCCCAAGACAAGCCCAAAACGATATATTGCAACTTTATTTTATCAGAGTTTTGGCAAGGGGGCAAGTAAATGTCAGTTGAATTAACTCCAGAGATTATAGATATTATCAACGAAACTGCAAACAACACTGCAAAGATGATTTACTCAAAGATATGCAGGCAAAAGGAAAGAGAAAGAGAAACACTGTTTGAGCGTAGACTTTACAATGTAAAAATACTGCTTGACCATTACAGACTGTTTAAGGAACATGCAAAAGAAGCTATCTTTGAATTGACATCTATTGACGAAGAAGAGCTTACTGCAATCGAAATTATGGATGCTATGATGCAGCTGCCTGTAGATAAGGGTGAAATAGCTGTTGAGAGTATTAGAAACAGCGCGCTGCGTACTCATATTGTCATAGAGCACATAGAATCTATGTTGGGGATATACGAAGCGTATTGTGAAAAATCGTTGCGTCCTGAGGACTTGCGCAGATGGGATGTAATCAATACTCTGTATATCAAAGACGTTCCACAGGGATTGTCGAAGATGGATATCTATAATGATTTGGCTGAGAAACATTTTGTCAGCGAACGTCAAATCAGAATGGATGTAAACGATGCACTTATAAAACTTACAGCACTTATTTTTGGCATTGATGGCGTAAAGAAGTTTACTCAGCGTAACATAAATATCTATACAGATAATACTGAGGAAAAGTAGGCTGACAGTGAAGAAAACCAGCAGAAATGCTGTTCCAATTTACTTCCTTTACACTTCCAATAGCCTGTGATAAAATTTAAGATGTAAAAATAGTAAATGAAAGCCGCTCAGACAATGGGCGGTTTTTTATTTTTGGTGGAAACGCATATTAAATGCTTTTTCATATACTCCTCCCGAAGCGGTACTAGCAGTTTGAGCTGTGATGCCAGATATGTGACGTACTGCTTTGCTAATAAGGCTGTGCATAGTAAGTATCGTAGAATAACGAAATCCGAAGGCATGGCATGAACATAGCCGTTGTTTTTACATAATGGCAATGGGGACAATACAGTTCCCATATGCTCCCGTAGCTTAAAGGTAGAGCTGAGTTTTCGTAAAGCTTATGGTACAGGTTCAAATCCTGTTGGGAGCTGGGGAATATACAGGCAACCTTCACGTGGCATTCCCTGTTTTGACTGATAGCCTGTAAAATGCTGGCATAGCTCAATTGGCAGAGCACCGCTTTTGTAAAGCGGATGTTGTAAGTTCGAATCTTATTGTCAGCTCCAATACTAAAAGGGGATACGAGATGAACTATAAAGATAAAATCATGCTTATGTGGCGTGTGAACGATAATCAATGCATAGCTATCTTGAAAGACGGATATAAGTGTGACGGCTCAGCTATCATCGAGGGCAATACAATGGAAAGCGTAATAGCTGATATTGTACGTGCTGATGACAGATGGGTAACTATTAATGGCTCACACGTCCTTATTGGTAAAAACGGCTGCATTGCTGGTGGCATGGGTGGCAAATTCAATGGTTTTCCGTTTGGTGCAAGATTCTCTGATAAAGGAGATAGAACGCCAAGTGGCAGGAGAAAAATAGCAAGGCTTCATGTTACTATGCGTGGAGGACCTGATGGCAACGTAGTTAAACGTCCAATCTCCCAAAAGCGTTTGAAAGTGCGGAACATGATAAAGAAATACAGGTTGAAAGCTAGCGGAGATATCAGAGAAACAGATGAATCGAAGTGGCGAATCACAGGTCCGGCTAGCGGTTTGAAGGTAATCACTCAAGAAGAAAAAGATTTCTTGAAGAAAAACAAGAGTCTGTTTTTTGATGAACTAGGCGCATATGTATCCAAAAAAGCAAAACATAACCGAGATGTTGAGCGTGTACAACTTGCGTCGATAAAAGGCATTGATGAAATTCAAAAAGCCAAAAGTGAGTGGGAACGCTATAGTAAACAGGTCGAGAAAGCGGCAGAGTCTGGCGATGTTAAATTCCCTAAACCGCCAAATGCTGAAAAACCTGCTGTCCTGGCGGCTAAATTCCCTCGTGCGACGGCATACCTGCAGATGGAAGCATGGGAAAACTCTTCGAACTATGTGAAGAGTGAGATTGGCAGAAAAGCAAGGAAAGCCATCTTGAATGGCAGAAACTATAATAAAGTGGTAGAAGAAGCCAAGAAACAGTGGAGCGACTATACGCAGGAACATGCGTGGGATTGACATAATACTTCGTTAAAGGAATGAACACACAATGAAATGCGAAAATAAAGTCAGACTGATGTGCAGAACTTCTGATGGAAAGTGTTTTGCTGTTCTTGATGAGTCATACAGGCTTGACGGTTCGTTGATTGTTGAGGGTGATTCGTTTGCAAGCGTTACTGAAAGTGCAATGCGTGCCGATAAGTGGGTGACTATTAACGGAGCACATGTTTTGATTGGCAAGGGCAATACTGTTATTTCTGGCATGGGAAACAAATTTAATGGCAGACGATTAGGCAGACTGTCAAATAGTTTTCGTGGTAGGCGTGTAAAGCTTGACAAGGCTTTGTACAACAGGAAAATACTTGGAGAGATTGCAGAGAAATGCAAGCGGTTCAAGCAGTCAGCAGAGTATGGCAATATGCAGTTGGGTATACGCATCCAAGAGAAAGATACAGAACGTATCGGCGGTACAATGAAACATCGCTCGAAGAATTTCGGTGATGACTTTGAAACGAAAGAAGAACTGAAACACAGAAACGGAGAACAGCTCAATGGAGTAAGTACTGTTGGTATCAATTTTACGCATGAGGTTCCCTATTATGGCGGATATGAAGGCAGAATAGTGTATCTTGTGGCTGGAGAGAAATCTACGGCAGGATATGATGCTGGCGAGCTGGTAATCCAAAAGCCCAAGGTACTTGCGAAATTTGGCATAAGAAATGGTGAACTGGTTGAGCTAGGTGCAGTAAAGGTTACAAAGCGTAAAAAAGCAAAGGAAAACAAACCTACTAAGCCTAGCGAAGAATACACTAATTTTATAAAAGACATGGAAAACAAATATGGTAAAGACGGCATGTATGGAAAGATGACAGACGCAGAGTTTGACAAATACCAAGAGCTGGAAAACCATAAATACGATTATTTTTATAAGCAGTAATCAATGCTGCACAGATTAGGAACATTCACCCGACAAGGAATTTCGCCTGTGTAGCATTGAACAACGTCCTACAAGCTCAGAGATGGGCTGTAGGGCGTTTTTAATTTGAAGTAAAGGGGAACGCATTAGTGAACTACAAAAGCAAGATTAAGCTGATGTACAAAGCGCAAGATGGCAGATGCTTTGCCGTTCTTGATGATAGATACAGACTTGATGGTAGCAGTATCGTTGAGGGTAGTTCATTTTCTAACCTTATAAGCAATGTAGAACGTGCTGATGACAAGTGGATAACGATAAATGGCAATCATGTGCGAATCAGTGATAAAGGTGTTGTGCTTTTTGGTATGGGTGGAGCTTTCAATGGAAAAAAATTAAGTTCCATAAAGAAAAAAAGGCTTGCTAAGCTGAAAAACGGAGCAAAAGGTGTAAAGAATGGTGGCTTTAAGGATATAAAAACTTCTAAGGGTGCTATTAGTGGCAACAGACAATATGAATTGGCGAAAATGTTGGCAAGGGGTGAAATAAAGTCTGTCAATAAAGAGCTGGGCATTTCTATGTTTAAGCAGACACCGGAAGAAAAGAAAATGATTGATGCTATAAAGGCAAAAGCTGAGCTACTAAAGAGCAAGAAACCAAAATCAATTAATAAAAAGCCTGAGATTAAAACTGAGGACATCGAAAAAGCAAAGCGTGTTTCTGAAAAGTCAAGACGTGAAGAACAGCGGAGATGCAACAATATAGCATCTGATTGTAATGTAGATATGGGAAAAGCGAAAGAGTGGCACGATGTAGTCAACATGTATGCTGCTAATGCCTATAAAGATATACGTGATGCTCAGATGGGCAAAAATAAAGATGCGAAAGCAATCAAACAAGGGCAAGAGATTGAACAATTTATAGCTAACGCACCTAAATACAATGGCAAAATTTACCGTGGGATTAGCGTAGACGGCGCAACATTGGCAAAGTTAAAAGAAAAAGGCGCAGATGTTGATATGTATGGTACATCTTCATGGAGCAGCGACGCTAATGTAGCCGATATGTTTTCTGGCAATAACAGAGCAGGTGGTGCGGATAATCGTGTGATATTGGTTGCAAATAAATTATCAAAAGCTGTATCCATAGATAAATATCTTGAAGAAGCTACAGAATCTGAAGTGCTTGTTTCAAAAGATGTTAAGTGCAAGTCTGCTGGATACAAAGAGAAAAACGGTGTTACCTATATCTATGTAGAGGAATAATATACAAAGCACTATTTTGATTTTATCGAATTGGAGGAGATGACAAAATGAACATAGTGTATAAGCAGTTGGCTGAGTTACGGCCGTATGAGAACAATCCGCGTGACAATGAAGCGGCGATTCCGTATGTCAAGAACAGTATTAAAGAGTTTGGGTTCAAAGTACCTATTGTGATTGATGCAGACAATGTAATCGTGTGTGGCCATACGAGATATGCAGCTGCTGCAGAGCTTGGAATGAGTGAAGTACCATGTATTGTAGCGGATGACCTTACAGAAGACCAAGTAAATGCGTTCCGTTTGGTCGACAACAAGACACACGAAGCCAGCAAGTGGGATATTGAAAAGCTGGCAGAAGAACTTGACAGCATTATGGGCATCGAAATGGAAGATTTCGGATTTGCTGATATTGCAGCACCTGCTATCGACTTAGACGATGATAAACCGGAAAGCAATGGTGAGCATGAAGCAAGAACAGTGTGCTGCCCTAAATGCGGATTTGAGTTTGAAGTATAAGACTATGTTGGAGGAACAATGGTTAAGATAGAATGCAAGATTGTAAAGATTAAGGATATAAAGCCTTATGAGAACAATCCGAGAAAGAACAAAAAAGCCGTAGGCGTTGTAGCAAAGAGCATCAAAGACTATGGATTTAAAGTACCGCTTGTACTTGACGAAAATAACGTCATTATATGCGGACACACACGATATATGGCAGCTCAAAAGCTGGGACTGAAAGAAGTGCCGTGCATTATGGCAGACGATTTGGATGAAGAACAGGTAAGGGCGTTCCGGCTGGCAGACAATCAAGTAGCAGAGTTCTCTACATGGGACGAAGATAAACTTGCTATGGAGATTGAATCGTTAGGCATTGACTTGTCAGAATACGGATTTGGTATCGCAAAAGCATTACAGGCGAGTGAAGAAATCAATGTAGATGATTTTGACGATGATAAATTCAAGTATGAGTGTCCTTGCTGCGGATTAAAGTTTAATTGATTTATCGTCTTTGGTAAAAATGGCACTTTTTCCAAAAGACAAAAACGTCTTTGGTAAAAAAGGGCTTTTTTCCAAAAGACGCAGGTAAAAACATTGGAGGGAGTATAAATGTTTGAGCCTATATGGTATTTGAAAGACATTAAGCAGGATAAGCCTGTAAAGGTATTTACTATTTTCTCTTGCGGTGGTGGCTCATCTATGGGTTATAAACGTGCAGGATTTGAAGTAATCGGCAACTGTGAGATTGACCCGCGCATGAATGCTGCATATGTGGCAAACAACCATCCAAAGTACAATTTCAATATGGATGTGCGCGATTTTCTCACAGCTGATTGGAATGAAGAATTGTATCAAGTAGACATATTGGATGGCTCACCACCTTGCTCGAGTTTTTCAATGTGCGGAGCTCGGGAAGCGGGATGGGGCAAAGAAAAAGTATTCAAAGAGGGACAGAAAAAACAGACATTGGATGACCTTTTCTTTGTCTATTTGGATGTGTTGGAGCGAATGAAACCTAAGGTAGCTATTGCTGAAAATGTTGTAGGATTACTGCATGGCAATGCAAAGGGGTATGTTAATGCTATCATAAAGCGATACAAAGAGATTGGATACGATGTACAAATTTTTAGGTTAAATGCTGCTTTTATGGAAGTACCTCAAAAACGTGAGCGTGTTTTTTTTATTGCTAATAGAATGGGATATCCGAAATTGAACTTAAATTTTAATTATGTTCCCATTAAGTTTGGTGAAGTTCGCAGTGAAAATGGTGGACAAAAAATAGATGAAAACACAAAAATGGGTGCACTGTTGAAGTTGGCAAGAAATGCTGACAAAAGGCTTGATATAGTAAATGAACGACTTGGAAAAAAAGGTTCAATGTTTAATCAATGTATTGTATGGGATAATGATGTAGCGCCAACTATGACCGCTGGTACAATCCCGTTTAGAGGTTGTGATAAAACTTATTTTACGGTTAATGACATCAAATCGGTGCAGACGTTCCCACGAGATTATAACTTTGTAAACAACAGCGCAAACAACGTACAGTATATGTGTGGAATGAGTGTACCGCCGAATATGATGGCTCACATTGCAACAGAAGTATGGAAACAATGGCTTAGTAAAGATAAAGAAATAATAGAACGCATGGGGGTGTAAAACTACTATGGCAGGTGCAGGTGGAAAAGGGAGGATTGCCAACTACAATGCCAGTCTAACACCGGAAGAACGCAAACAAAGCGCAAGCAAAGCAGGAAAAGCAAGTGTTAAACGCCGTCAAGAGAAAAAGGCATTAAAAGACATAGCAAAAACCTTGCTGGACATGGCATTGAAGCCGGGGCAAGTACCTGATATTGAAAATATCGGCAGTGTAGCAGAGATGGGCAAGTCTAATATGGACGTGCGTACAGGTCTGTTGTTGGCTGCCATCAAAAAAGGATTAGAGGGTGACGTAAAGGCGCAGGAGATGTTGTTTACGTTGACAGGCGAGAAAGTCGATAAACAGGAACTGCAAATTAAAAATGATACACCGCTCAGCCAGACAGTAATATATTTGCCAGACAATAAGCGTGGCAATAGTTAGGTAATGGTCATGGAACTATGGAAAGACATAAAAGGCTACGAGGGACGTTATCAGATTAGCTGACGCTTCAACATTTACTGGCGCGCCACAAGGGAATATTTGGAAAGTATTGAACGGCGAACGCAAATCGGCAATGGGATATACTTTTTTATACAAACAGGGGGTGATTTAATATATGGCTAACGTGTTAAGACCTCAAGAAGGTCCGCAGGAAATGTTTTTGGCTACTCCTGCTGATGTAGCTGTATATTAGCCTCGGGTGGAGCGGCAGGCGGTGGAAAAACTCATGGGTTGCTGTTGGAAATGTTGCGTAATGTAGACAATTCTAATTTCAATGCAGTAATTTTTCGCCGCAATACATCGCAAATTTTTAACGAGGGTGGTTTGTGGGACAATGCTATAGAAATGTATAGACCGCTAGGCATTGAAGCCGTACGCACACCTTATCCGACAATTCGCTTTCCTAGTGGAGCAAAAATAAGATTTTCACATTTGCAGTATGATAAAGATGTTCATCAATGGCAAGGCGCGCAAATAGTTTTGATTGCCTTTGATGAATTAGCGCATTTTAGCTCACAGCAATTCTTTTATATGTTGTCTCGTAATCGTTCTACGTGTGGCGTAAAACCATATGTAAGAGCAACGTGCAATCCAGATGCTGATAGTTGGTTAGCAAAGTTTATTCAGTGGTGGTGGGATAAAGATACAGGCTATCCGATTCCCGAACGAAGCGGAGTTATCCGTTATTTTGTGCGTGTGGGTGATAACATTATTTGGGGTGATTCCAAATCTGAAATCGTCAGAGAACATCCCGAAATCAACAGAGAGTGGATTAAGTCTTTCACGTTCATAGCTTCTAAGTTAAGTGATAACAAAATACTTATGGAGAAAGACCCAGGATACTTAGGCAACTTGATGGCTCAGAGCGAAGTAGAGCGTGAGAGATTGCTGCATGGTAACTGGAAAATCAGACCAGCGGCTGGCAAGTATTTCAAGCGTAGCAACTTTGAGATTGTCGATGTAGTGCCGAACAAAGTAGAAGCGTGGGTGCGCTCGTGGGATTTGGCGGCAACAGAGGTAAGCAATGCTGAGCCGTCACCAGACGCAACGGCAGGCGTACTGATTGGCAGAATGACAGACGGCAGATACATAGTAGCTGACGTGAAGCACATAAGGAAAAACGCCAACGATGTACGTAAGGCAGTACTGAGTGCTGCTACGTTGGACAAGGTAAGATACAAGAACGTGAAGATAACAGTACCGCAAGACCCCGGACAGGCTGGCAAGGAACAGGCTAACAGCTATGTCAAGATGCTTGCAGGACATCCGATAGAAACAATAAGACCTACAGGAAGTAAAGAAAACAGAGCCAATCCGTTTGCATCACAGGTACAGGCAGGAAATGTACTGATGTTGCGTGGCGATTGGAACGAAGAATATTTGGCTGAGCTGGAGAGCTTTCCAGACGGCTCACACGATGACATGGTGGATGCTTCGAGTGATGCATTCAACAAGCTCAGTGAAGTGCATAGCTGGCGTGGCTTGATTAGTTAGGAGGTGATAATATGGCAAACAGAGTTGATGGGTACTATGATGCATTCATAAGACATGGCGTTCAGCAATATATGTACAACAACACTTACTATGAAGCAAAGTCGAGTGATGCAGAACTGACTATGATTTACCAAAATGCTCTTGCGCGCCGAATTGTTACATCTCCGATTGATGACTGCGTAAAGCATTGGCTGAAAATCGACGGCGACAAGGACGATAAAATCTTGCAGTACATGCAGACACTTGATGTAGAGGGCGCATTTGTAGAAGCAGGATATTGGGACAGACTATACGGACGCTCATGTATCTTTATCATGGCGGACGATGGCGGAAGTCCTATGGATGCAGTCAACTACAATAAGCTGGATAGTATCAGAGGTTTAGTGGTATATGATAAGCGTGATATTATCGAGGATATGTCGGGACTGTTGCGCAATGATGACCCGAACGATGATAACTTTGGCAAGACAGAGTACTACACTATCTGTCCTATGAACGGCAAGCCGTTTGATGTACATCACAGCAGACTGCTGATGTTCAATGGTGAAACACTGCCAAGACGTGAGAGAATCGCCAACAATGGTGCTGGCTTATCGTGTTTGGATGGCGTTATTAAAGCTATCCGCAGGAATGACACAGCTCATGCTAGGGCGCTGGACATTATAGAACGTGTGTCACAGGCAGTGCTGAAACTTAAAGGTCTTAGTGATATGCTTATGACTGATGACGGCACTATGGCAGTGAAAACAAGGCTTGATATGCTTGATATGGCACGCAATATACTGAACTCTATGGCTATTGATACCGAAGATGATTTTCAGATACACAATATGAGCGTAGCTGGTATACGTGAGATTATACAAGAGTTCCAGCAGGAAATATCTGGCATGACAGGCATTCCAGTGACAATTCTTTTTGGACGTAGCCCTGGTGGCGAAAACTCAACAGGTGCGGCGGATTTTGAGAACTATTATAACGCAGTAAGACGTTATCAGCATACAAAGATGAAGCCACAACTGGAGAAGCTGATAAAAATGATTCAGTGCTGCAAGAACGGTCCTACAAACGGCAAAGAGTATGAGGATTGGCAGATTGAGTTTAATCCACTCAAAGAGATGACCGAGCGTGAAGAAATCGACATTGCAAGCTCTAAAGCCGGAGTAAACAAGACTAAAGTTGATACTGTAAAAGCTATGTTGGATATGCAGGTAATGGACGCAAAAGAAGCACGTGCATATCTTTACAAAGAAACTGAGATAGTACCGAATGCAAAAGTCCCTGAGCAGAAACCACAGGAAGAACAGCCGGGAGCAGCACAGCAACAAGTCACAAACACTCCACAAAACGGACAGCCTAAAGAGCTGACAAAAGAACAATAGGGCGGTATAATAAAGATGAAAGAAGATTGGCAAGAACATTGCAAGGTGTTTTACACAGGCAAGGGCAAGCCGTTTGCTGTAGTGCGCAATGATAAGATTATTGAAGCAGATACAGTTGAAGAGCTTATAGAAGCTATTAGGCTTGATGCTAAAGTGAGCCGTGGTGTAAAGGTATGGATAACTCGCAAGGGCAGACATATTCCTATTAATGGTGGCAAAATGCCAGATGGTACACATTATGTGCCTAAAGTTGGCAGTACTATAACTGTTAAAGGAAGTCACAAACGAAGTGGTTATGCAACTTATACTGTTGTTAATGCAGTGACGTTTAAAAAAGCTGTTGTTAGTGCAAAAGCAACAGTAGACAAATCTAAATCATGGAGAGTTGATGATACTCATACAGTTAAAGATTTTCGGCACGATAAACTGTTTAAGACTAATAAAGGTTCAACTATTGCTGTAACTCCTGATGGTGATATTATTAGTGTATGTCGTCATAAAGGTGACAATGCGACAGGTGCAGATTTGTTGCAGTTTGCTGTAAAACAGGGTGGCAAAAAGCTTGATAGTTTTGATGGCAATTACAAATTTTACGTAGATAATGGCTTCGAGCCTGTAAGCTGGACACCATTTAATAAAGAATATGCTCCTCATGATTGGAAAGAGGATAAGCATAAAGAAGAGCCAGTTATATTTTTCAAGTATACTGGCAGGGTTACTAAAATGAGTAAAGAGCAGTTTTACAAGTCAGTGAAACCGTGTACAGGTGAAAACGGCTATGATGATGCCATGAATATTCGTGACAACAGCATGAGGTGATAAAAGTGACATATGAAGAGTTTTTCGAGGAAGTAATCAATAGCTTATCTCGTGATTTGATTGGCGAATTTGATGTAAAAACAAAAGAAGATGTTAGAAGATATGTCGAATCACAGGAAAATATGGTAAAAGAACAATATCGAGCTGATTATAAAAAATATCAGCAAGGTGAATTTGCTGATGCTGTATGGGATGATTGCGCTAACAGCGTTGCGTATTGTTTATATATGCTTTATGAGTAAATGACAACAGAAAAAGTACTAATCCGAAAGAAAGTTACTGATGACTCGTGGTTCGCTGTACTTGCTAATGGGTGGCGATACGATGGTTCAGCAGTAATAGATGCCACGTCTGGTTTAGAATTAGACTTTAAAATCGCACAGGCTCGGTATGATGACCATTGGGTAACAATGCAGGGCAATCATGTGCTGATTGGTGGCAACGGACGTATTAAGGCTGGCGTAGGCGGCAGACTTAAAGGACGTATATTTGGTACAAGGTTCAAAGACTATGAACGTGGGCGTGCTAAAAATGGTAAAAGATTGGTTCGCCCGTATAATATTGTAGGTAAGCAAAGCGGCACGAAAAAAGTTGAGGGAAAAACAAAGAATCCTCAAAATATGCATAAGCAAGCCATAAAATCTGCTTTGGCGCATTCAAGATTAAGCGTCGGACATCAAAAAGAGCTGGCCGAAATTATGTCAAAGAACATGACTCCGCAACAAGCTCAGTTTTATAGCAACTTCTTGGGCGCAGTAGCAAAAAAGAATTCATATTATGAAAATACAGGTGCATACTTCAGTCCGCGTTATAACGCTGTTCATATGAATATGAACAACAATAAATGGGAACGAGATGCGGGCATTAACCGTCAAGGAGCACTTAAAACAAAGTTCCATGAAGAGTTCCATCAATTAGATTATATGCTTTCGCACACTGAGTTAGGTAAATATAGCTCAATGAACGGACATGATTTGCGTAGTTTTACTAATCCACGTACTGTAACTGGTGCTAAACTATCGGCAGCGATTGAAAAAGACCTTGTTAACTTTATCAATAATGCCATTGATATAAGAAACAAAGATTTTGGCGGACCGCCGACAAAGCATATTAAGTCAACTAGCAGAATTCCTAAAGATGTAAAATCAGCAATTATTTATGCGTTAAGAGATGAATATGTAAGTGTACAACAAAAAGCTGGTATATCAATGTTTACAGATGCTTTAGGATTGCAGACAAGTGGTAGGGTGAACCCATGGTCTGGTGGAGGCTTTTGGGGGCACAATAATGCATACTGTAAAGAAAAGGGCAAAAAAGGAGCAAATTCCGAGGTGTGGGCGCACTTTGGTGAATATAAATTTGCGTTTAATGAACCAGCTCGTAATGCCATGGAAAATCTTATGCCTAATACTATTAAGGTATGCAATGACATATTTGATGAAATTGTCAATAATTATTCTGATTTTAATGGTTGGTAATAAGTGGAGGCATAATAATGAAGAATATGACTGTGGAAGAATATTTAAAGAGCATTCGTACTCCGGAAGAAAAAGCATATGAGAGATACGCTGAAGTTATTGGTGGAGAGCCTATTGGATTAGAAGAGCCTAGCGGCTATCCTGCTGGCGTTGAAGAACGCGGTGGCGTAGTTGCAGTCTACGAAGAGTGCATCAAAAAAGGGGTAACGTGGGAAGAACTTTTAGACTACAAGCCGTTGCCTGACGATGTTATTATCTAACAGGGTGGAGAAAACGTAATTTTATTAAATTTAAAAACGGCTTATTTTTAATCTGTATAGATAATTAGCCAAAGAAAATATCAAGGTGCATATCTATATATCTTAAGTTGACTATATGGGAGGAAGATATTATGTCAATGGAAATGCCTTATTTTATGACTAATCCTAAGTGGTATAAAGAAAAGTGGGTAGGCAGTGATACTGATGGTGGCGTTGAATATGAGCTTACATCTGAAGCACCTCCTAAAGCAGTAGAAAGTTTCAACGAATATATGGATTACATGGAAAACGGAGCAACAGTATATCCTAACGATAAGGATTTTTATTTTAAGAAGAATCCTGAGTGGTATACATTTGATGAAAAAGAGCAGATGTATATATTAGCTGAAGGTGCGCCGCAAGAAGCCGTAAAAAGTTATTTTGACTATCTTGCTGGGGCTATGACAAAACAGTATTAAAATGAACCGCTTACAAACGTAGGCGGTTTTTTATTTGGAAAGGAAAGAACGATGGAAGAGCAGAAATATTGTATTAAGCATAAATTGAGCAACGGTACATATTTGGCCGTTCTTAACAATGGCTGGCGATATGATGGCTCGGTTGTTGTAGAAGCGGATACTGAACGAGAACTTGAATATAAACTTTTACAGGCACGTTATGATGATAGGTGGGTAACGCTGAACGGCAGTCATATTTTAATTGGTGGTACAGGACGTATTAAGTCTGGTGCTGGCGGAAGGTTAAAAGGGCGTATGTTTGGCATGAACTTCTCAGATTATGAGCATGGCAAGAAAAGCAAAAAAGGCAAGAAGCTTATCAGAGTATATAAGCCGATGAAAAAGACAGGTGAGAGTAAAAAAGTAGTTGCAGGCAAAGGCAAGGCAAAAAGCGGTGCTATGCAAATCACGAAGCATGAAGAAGTCAAAAATGCACTTAATAAGGCTGGCTTTAAAGTTGATAACAGTTTTATGACTAAGGTAGATAAAAGTTTAGCAGTTGATAATACTAATCAGCTATTATCACTAGAGCGTAAATTTGGTGTTCTGAAAAATACAAAGGTAACAATAACTGCAGAACGGGAGAGTTCTATTGCAAGCGTGGGAATATTTCCTACCAATCCAGTAGGACAGACATTATATTTCTCGACTAATTATTTTAATTCTAGAGATAAGCTTATAACTACGAATAAAAACTGCCATGTAAAAGATGCTTCTGGGCAAGCATTTCAAATGCCACACGCAGAAGGCAAAGATAGCATTTATGCAATTACTCATGAATATGGACATTTGATTCAAAACATGCTTATAGCGCAACGATTCAGAAAAGATGGTTGGAAAGAGAGCAATCCGGATGCGTTTCTTGATTTTGAGGGCGCCCAAAAAGCGGTGGGTGAATATTACGCCAATGGATATTCATTTGCTAAAGCTAAGGCAGAAGGTCAAGAAGTGTATTTGAAATGGTACAAAGATAGACAAGCTGAAGTTGTTGACCAATGTCGCAAAGAAATAATTGCAATAGCCAAGAAAAACAATAAAAATTTTAAATTGAAAGATAACATCTCTAAATATGGCAGTAAAATCACATTAGTGGGAAAGGAAGAGTTTTTCGCAGAAGTATTCGCTAACTCTCAACTAGGAGCACCGAACGAATTAGGTATAGCAATGCAACAGTGGCTGGTACAGAAAGGATTAGTAATAAATGAATGACGAAAAAATTGTATTAGTGCAACAGCTAAAAGATAAAAGCTATATAGCTGTGCTGAACGATGAATACAGATTTGATGGCTCTGTGCTGGTAGAAGCAAGCAATGAAGAAGAATTAAATGCTAAAATTAACGCAGCGGTTAAGG